AGTCTTATCTTTTCTGCCTGTTGTATTTTCCATTCCTAGTAAAAACCAGATTGTCAGAAATTCAGAAAACAGGTGATTCGCTTACAGCGAATCACAGGCCAGGCGCGCGCCAAAGCTCGTGTTCACGTGCCACGGGTGGTGGCTGCCATTGACCGTGCGAGGACCGCAGTAAACGCCATCGTCCCAGCTACCACCGCAGTGGAGAGCACGCAAACCGCCACTATTAGGCAAATAAGCCTGTCCCTGTTTAGCACCCAAAACATTCTGCCATCCCCAGTTAGTAGAACTGAAATCAAGAGAGAATGTTTTTGTCCATTCAGAAACGTTTCCGGCACAGTCACAAACATTCTTTGCAGAAATTGCATAAGGTTTAACACCGTTTACAACATCATGCTCACCAGTAGAAGTGTTTACCTGGCATCCAGTTCTTGTTCTTGCAGTGTTAGTTGTTTTAGTCCAACCATAATTGGTTGAACCATCTTCACCCTGAGGAGAACCAAAAGCACCCTGAAGCCATTCATCATAATCCATCAAGCGCAAGCCCTGACGCAAAGCAAGCTCATTAAAGTTGTACATATTCAAGCCTTCAGTTCCTGTTGCTGGCAATTCACCATAAGCAATTTTAAGCTTTCCTTCTGCAACAGAAAGGCCATTTGTGCCACTCATAAAAGTAATAGCTTCATCAACAGAAGGCTGATAAATACCTTCCCAAAGTCCTGAATTGATTTTAACCATACCAGGTGTAATAATGCGTGGACGGTTCTTCAAATCCCATACACTGTTAGGAACAATACCTGTTGTAACATTATCTTCCCACTTTGTACCGCTTGATCCAAACTTATTTCCAGCACTGTCAATTGGAACCCAAAGACCATCATCTGATACTTTACGAATATGGCCCACATGGAAACCACCAATCTTGCGTGAATTGTTAGCAGTAAATCCATCCGGATAAGTAGAATTCAAGCTGACAACAATTGAAACAGTTGTTCCGCTTAAACAGATATAAACATAATAATCCTTACCATGTGCCAAAGTATCACCAGTATCAAGGTTTTCAGCTGGATCAAATTCAACGGCAGCTCTGTTTGAAATCTGGCGCCATGCAACACCATCAAACAAATCAACAGCAAAACCGTCTGCTATAATCAGTTTATTTTCATCATAAGCAAACGGATCTTTTTTAGAAAGGTAGCCGCCGCCTACACATTTGAAGTTTCCGTTTTCTGGAAGTGTAGCAATAGATGCGTCATCCACTCCATCCTGCCAAAGTTTAAAACTCATTTTCTATTCCCCCAGGCGCGCAATCAGCGCATCAATTTCTGCATCAGTAAAACCAAGCTTGATTTTTTTGCAAGCTGGATTTTCTACTGCTTCATAATCATCAGCTGTCTGATCTTCAGCAGCTTTCCCTTCACTGGACTTTTTCAAAACAAGCATTGTTGTATTGTTTTTCACATCCAGCAAAGCCCTTTTAACTTCGCCTTTACCACTTCCACTTGCACAAGCGTAAGCAACGGCATTTTCATAATCCTTTTTAGTGTTATAACTATTAGGAACACCTACCATCTTTTATGCCTCCTTGATGATAATATTTACTTTATATGAAGTGGACTCAGCCCACTTTTTAGCACCAAACTTAAAGCTTCCCCATTTTACAACCCGCTGCAAATCCTGAACTTTATCATCCTTGATTTCACGCAACTTCAAATGAACGCCTGAAGAATCAACAGAAGTCTTAATTGGAAGCACATCCCCGTCATCTTCTGTCATTACAGCAAAAATCAAATAATTCACATCGGAATTATAAGTTCTGTTGAAATTTGCCCAAGGAATTAAAACAGTACTGCCTTTTAAGTCAAACTGATAGAATTTTTTATCATCATTATTTTCAATTGTCTTCTGCAATGCCTTTACAAAGTCAGAATCTGCAACAGAATCAGGAACCCCAGAAATGCCGGCAATGCTTCCAAAAGCGTTTACCCAGGCAGCCTGAAAAGCTCCTATAATATCATTCATCCAATCAGCTTTATACGGTGTACCGTCAATTCCTTCATCAGTAGCAGCATCAACTGCTTTTCCTGCTGGATAGGCTGGATCTGTATCGTCATAATAATTTGAATAAGTAGAATCAATTTTAATCATCGCTATAACTCCTTATATATATTCAACGAACAGAATGCCCGTTGTATGTGCCGGTTTAATCTTCAAAACAATATATTCAATAAAGTTTTTCCATTTTGCTTCTACCTGTAATTTTTCAACATACATAATTGCGCCGTATCTGTTACGGATTACGGATTTACAAATGAAAAAACAGTTAGCCCAATAAGCGCTTTGACTAGGCAAAGAATAAAAACCTTCTTTATCATTCTTCAAAACAGATGGAATAAATGATGAGTCTCCAAGCTTACGCCCATTTACTGCATATTTATTACCATTCACCATCAGTTTATTTCCGTTTACAGCTGCATAAACTGCATTAGAATCACGCGGATCACGAACAGGAAGGTTTTCAATAACCTTGAAATCCGGTGAAATCAATTCCAGAATGTTCTGTAAATACATAGTAGACTGGCCACCTGTATTGATATTCCAGAACGATTTCAAAAGTTTTCTTCTGATTGTCTCATCATATTGTTTTGCAAAAACTACACCAAACTGTTCTTCCCATTTATCCAGTTCCCGTGTAGTTTCTGGAAACAAATCACCATAAATGTTTTCCAGGTATTCCTGTACGTCATCCGGTCCATAAGCCATTCCGGAAAGAAACTTTCTGAAGTTATTATCAGCAATATTTCTGAATGCCTTAGAACGCGGATAAAGATATTTGATTACCTTAAAAAATCCTAAGCTCATACAGCAACCCCATTGATATACAGGTTATTAAGCTTTGCAAGTTCCCCGCGTCCAAGAGTATAATCAGAAATACTTTCAGAAGAATGCATCAAAACAACGCCTGTAAAATCAGCAATATTTGCAATTGTAATTTCATTTACAATTCCCACCAGGTTATTAACTGAAATTCCGTCAACACGGTTATCATCAACAGAAAGTCCACGGATATATGGTTCACGTTCTTTGAAATAATTTTCCACAGAAGTCTTCAGATTTTCTTTCATTGTGTCCACGTTTCCTGTATAACCAGTCACATAAACATCAAAAAGACTTTCTGTAATAGACTTTACGTTTGAATAACTTTCATCAAAATCTGGATCCAAAATTGCAGTTACAGGTTTTCTGTTCTGTTCCCCTGTATCCGGATCATAAGTACAAGCTTCACCTACTGCCTTACATAAAGCAGCGCTGGCAACTCTTGAACCTGTTGAAATTTCATCAGCACAAACAAAGATAATTACTCCTGCCGGTGAATCATCATCAGAATAAATGTAAGTCTGATATACACCTTCAACATTACTTGCCCAGATGCGATAATCTGATAAGCTGCCGCCTTGTGGTTGAGTTTTCCATCTGTTCAAAATTCTATGTCTATAAACGTCAATATCCTCAGAATCAACCGCTTCAATATCAACTGTTTTTACTGTTGCCTTATCACTTATAAATCCCAGCGGGCTCACAAACTTCAATTCATCACCAACGCTAAGATTTCCCGCAGTTCCATTTTCAGAACAATCAACAGAAATTTCCACAGTATCACCATCAGAAAGAACAACGGTTACAGCCTCATTTACCAGGTAAAGCTTTCCGGTCAAAGAAGATTTTAACTGAGTACCAGCAGAAATAATTCCATCTGCCAAAACATCCACTTCCAGTGTAGCGCTGAAAATAGTTGCCTCATTAGGTTCCCCGCATCCAATAAGATTTCCCCATTCAACAAGCGGATTTACCTTTTTTCCCAGAATGTCCACAGTACCATAGCTTGCAGTTTCCGGAAAAATCTGTAAGAAAATCCATCCGGCCAGCTTATACAAAGTGATATAAACACCCGCATAAACCTTAGCCAGAACATGAATAAAAGCTTTTGGAAGCAGTCTGAACTGAGTATTAAACTCACTTTCAAAGCCTGCTACCACCAGATTGTAAACTTCATCAATTGTTTTATTTTCAAATGCCATTAGCCATTGCCTCCCATTCAACACCAAAAACCGTGCTAAGAATATTTTCACCATTCTTAATCACAGTAATTTCAAAATCTGCCTGCTTCACATTTTGAATAGTGCCTGAAACATTTATTTCTTCACCAATTCCCTTATCAATCATCCACTGCAAATCTCTTTTCGCTGCATCGCAGGCGCTCTGCAAGTTTTTGATTGTCATAGGAAGTGAACAGATAACATTTTGAAAACTGCTTCTTAATTCAGTTTCCTTTTCTCCAACAAGATTTCCCCACCAGCTCTGATTGCTTTCAATAATTGCCGGATCATCCACATTTCCGCCAAACAAGCTTAAATATGCCGCAGTTCTGAAGCCTCTGTCATCCTGGATAAGTCCATCTTCAATAACAAGATTTCCGCCATCCGGTGTATCTTCAAATAAAACATCACCCTTAAACTCTGTCATATAACACTTCCTGCCGCTGTTGTAGCACCGCTTTGTGCAGTTGAAGTTCCTGTTGTAGAAACAGAAATTCCAGATGGAACTTCAGCATTATTTTTTATATGGTCCACAATCTCATTAGCAACCTTCTTCCAGAATGCTTCACATTGCGCTTTTCCAGCAGCACTTGCACCTGCATCCACAATTGCATCTGCTATTGCCTGACCTAAAGTATCACCATTCATTGCCATAAAACACCGCCTTATGTATTAAGTACCATTTCCCCGCTTTGAGGCGCCCCTGTAACCGGACAAACCTGAAGCGCACAAAAACAGCCGGTCCCGCTAGGTGTAGCAGTTCCAGCACATTTCACATTCCCGCCTGTAAATTCAAGTTTTCCGGAAAACTTTGTGTTTCCATCAACTTTCACTTCACAGTCCTTTTTTACCTTCACTTCCATCTTGTCATCGGTAGAAACAGAAATGCCTCCTGGTGAAATTCCTTCAATAGTTCCATCACCTAAAAGCTTCAAAACAGCCTTAATATTCCCGTCACTATCCCGTGAATACAGAATGCGCTCACCTGGTTCCGCGCCCTGACTTACCATCAGAACGCCCACCGCTGCAAAGTTACCGGTTCCATCCACATCCACCAGTGCAATTCTGTCATTTTCCAACGGTGGAGCATCATCACCGCTTGCGGCGTAAAAATCCGCCGTTTGATTATATTTGAACCGAGTTTCCACAGTTGCAATGATAAACTTTTCAATTTCAGTTTTAAGCAAGCGTCCTATTCTTCCCATGGATACGCCTCCGGTAAATTGCCGTCCCTTGCACCAGGTAAAACCAAAGTCAAAGTTGTCTGATTTCCGTTTGAATCACTTCTTTCAAACTGAACAGAATCAACCAAAAAAACTGTCTCTTTGCTTATCATTGCCCCAGGCGCCAAAAGAGAAATCGCCATGTTCTTTTCCCAAAGTTCACCCTTAGGAGTAAAGTGATCCAAAACCACAAGCGTGTAAGAAACAGCGCTGGCAAACATTCTGCCCGCCTTAGCTTTCACTGCATTTTCTAAATCAGTAGACTTAGCATCATCAGCTGTAAAACTGTACGGCCTTAAAACCCCGTTTTTGGTCAGATAACTGTTTTCAAAAGTGTAAGACTCAGAATCTTCATCCTTCTTAACCTTTGTATATCCTGTTATGTGTGAAAAGAAATTCTGACTGTCAAAGTTTCCCTTGCAGCTTACAAAAGGAAGTTCACCTTCTTTTATAGAACAGCAAACATTTTTCTGTTTAGGACTCCAAAAAAGCAAATCCCCGTTTGCCTTGTTAGTAATCAAAAGCCCGCGCTGTTCTGCAAGCTTCTTCAAAAAAGAAAAAATCTTGTCTCCTGGTGAATACTCAACCTTCTCAAAAGCTTCCCCCTCATCCCCGTCAATCGCAACATTGAAGCCAAATGTTCCACAGCAATCCCGCGCAATGTCCATAAGCTTCATATCGTTATATTCAGGAGGATATTTTGTATCAGGCAAACAAACATCGTTCACAACACCACAAACCGGATATCCCTGCAATGTTATAGATTTTTCATTGTTAGTTGCTTCAGGATTAGGAGTCAAAAGAGTGCCATTAAAAAGCAGCTTTTTGTTATAATACACCGTGCACTGCTTGAAAGTAAAAGGCTTGAAACAGTCTTTTATAACATCACTTGAATCATCAAACGGCGCCGTAAAAGAAAAAGCATCAAAGCTGTCCAGTGGCATTTTAATTGTATAACCGGAAAAGCCTGTAAAAACTTTTCCGTCAATCATAATCTGAATATCTTCATCTGCATCCGGATTAAGCTTTGTAGCAACAGCAGTTTTTGGAACAGCCTTTGAAACATTGCTAGTCTCTTTTGCTTCTTCAGGAATAATTAAAACATCCCCAGGATAAATCAAAGGACTTCCATCACTGGCAGTCTTCCTGGAAATCAATTGCGGATTACTATCCCGGATAAGCGTCCATTTTCCGGCCAGCCCGTAATATCGTGAAGAAATTAAACTTAATGTATCGCCCTTCTTAACAGTGTGACTTCTAGACATAATAAGCCACCTCTGTTCCCATAGGAATTATTTTGATAGTATTCCAGTTCAAATTATTATCTGAAATAAACTCATCCAGATGATTGTCCACTTCACCGTATAATTCAGCTAAAAGTTCAATCACCTGTCTGTCTCTATCAAGTGTAATGATGCGTCTTTTCTTCAATGAAAAAGCAGTATCCAGGATAAGTGAAACAGTAGTCTGAACTACATCCAGCAACGCCTGATAACTCTGATCACTTTCAACATTTACATTCTGAGCAATCTTTGTATCACAAAACACTTTGAAACTGTCAAACAGTGACATAATTTCTTCAGCCGCCGCAATAGCATCTTCACGTGTCTTAAATCCACCGTCATTTCCAGAACTGCTTGAAGCGCTTGAACTTCCACCGCTGGAAGAATTTCCTGTATCGCTTTGAGTACAAGAAACACCCACAGAAGAACAAATGGCCGCAATTGCACCGCTTAAAGCAAACTTTGCAATTGCATATTGATTTTTAATTTTCTTCAAACCAAATGGATCATTCTTAAATTTTTTGACAATATCCTTTGTCATGTTTGCATAAGCAGTAATAATCTGAGCAGGCGCACAAACAACAGTTGCAGGAAGCTGCATCAATTTCATCACGCTGTTAGCATATCCCCGGATGTTGCTTGTAAACTTTGTTGTATTTGCAACAGCTTTTCTTATTGCAGCATAAGCGCCATTTACAGCTTCATTCAGGCTCATTTTATCATTACCTGAAACTACTGAAATGTTATCCATGTTATCAGTAACAGCCTTCATGGCACGGCTCATATTTTCCTGAGCTTTTAAAGTTTCACTTGTATTTGTAAGTTCAATTGTGTTTACAATTTCATCAATTGCCGCATCAGTAAAAACTTCAGTTTTCTGATTGATTTTTGCAGCCAGTTCCGGCTCACTTGTAAGCAGTTCATCATTTGAAATGGTTTCACTGAATGTTATTTCAATGGTTACAGTGTAAGCCTCAGTAACAAGTCCATCAGTACGTTTAATTGTGCCGGTAGGGACAACAGAACGTGTACCATAAAGCGGATGTTTCAAGCTGGCAATTCCGCGCTCCTCTAAAGCTGCCTCAAATTTATCTGCATTTTCCGTGCATAATTCACCGGAAAAAATACAAGTCATAGGAAAGCGTCTGCCACCCCTTCCAAGCGCCTGTATATAAGCGCCATCTTTCTCAGGAAAAGTAAAAGTTGCTGTCTTCAAATCGGTTTCTTTGCTTACATTCTCATAAGCAAAAGAAAACTCTTTACCGCTAGGGCTCGTATATTTCACTTCAGCAATATTCATATTTTCAATTATCAGTTCATAAACTGAAAAAAACTATTAACATCAGAAAAATAAATTATGCTTTTATGTCCACTTTATCCACAAAATGTGGAAATCTTGTGGATAATGTGGAAAACTCGACACAATAAAAAAGGGCCTATGTCATTACAACATAGACCCAAGGAGAGAGTTAAAAACGAAAAATTCCAAAGAAGAAATTTATCCGTTCTTTTTACTGAGTAAAACAGGCAAAAGACCTGTTACTAAAACAACAAGTCCAATTACAGTTGAAATAACGCTGGAAATAACACTCTGACTAATTCCTGCCCAGATCATCAGAATTGTTCCAATAGCAATTGCAGTCATTGCAACATAAAGCTTCCAGTCTTTCTTTTCAGCCTTCTTAACAATACCAATTGCACAGGTTGCAAGTCCTGCCGCAAATCCTACAAGTTCAAGCCAGCTTGCAGCTTCAATTCCGGTAAACTGTCCAATAACAGCACCAGCAATAATAAGTGCAAGTCCAATGTAAATAAAAATGTTTTTCATTTTCATTTCCTCCTTTTATATAAAATCATCAACGATGATTAAAAAGTTCCGCTGGATAAAGTCTTAACATCAATATTAGGAGCTGGTCCGCTAACCTGTCCTGTAAGACCCTTTTCAAGTCCAATTGTCATTCTGGTTTCACTCACATTGTTACTGTTGCTGTAAGAATATCTTTCAGCTGGTGTAACCGGCGCCGCCTGACTAACTTCTGTATTTTCATCATGGTAGCTCATACTGTCTATCCATTCAGAAATACCTTCATTTATTCCGGCAAACTTCCCACCAATTCCAGGAATCTTGCTGAGCATTCCCAGAAGCTTCTGAACCGGTGTCAAAAGCCATTGAATAATAGAAACACCAATCTGCTTTATTCCTGCCAAAAATCCACCGCCCTGGAATGCCTGAATAATCTTAGAAACACTTCCCCAGATAGCATTAAATGCAGGCATAACCAAAGCAGTAATAATATTTACAAATCCCTGCCATGCAGCAACCAAATGGTCCCAGATAGCAGTAGCAACATTCTTTATCCACTCCCATGCAGTCTGCAATGCAGCTGTCACTTTATCCCAGTGCATTACCAGCAGCACAATCACAGCTATCAGCGCCATAATACCAAGCACAATCCATGTAACTGGATTTGCAAGCATTGCAATATTAAATCCTGTTTGTGCTGCCGTAGCAGTTCCGGTTGCAGCAGCTTCAGCACCAAGCGCCGCTGTCATAGCAGCATGTGCTGCAACACTTCCCTGGCTGATTGCAATCCATGCAATCTGAGCAGCCTTTGCTATTACCTGAATAGCATTCCATGCTTTCATTGCAATTACAGTTCCCATAATTGTAGTTTTGTAAAGTGTAATAGCACCAACCACCGCAAGAATAGGAACGCGCAAAGCGTAAATAATCTTACCAAAAGCAATAAAAGCCTGAATAACACCGGCCATTAAATCCATCAATCCAATAATAGCATTCTTCACAGAATCCATATTGATATTATTAACCATCTGAATAATCTTCTGTAAACCTTCAGAACCGCCGTTTTCTGCAACAGCTTTTCCTATATTCAGTTGAATGCCTTCAATAGCACTTTTCAAAAGTGTAATCTGGCCTTTCAAAGATTTATTCATAGCACCAGCAATTGCTTCAGCAGTTCCTTCAGCACCTTCAAGTGTAGTAATATAATTCTGAATTTCATCCGTTCCGGCGCTCATAAGAGTAAGGAATGCACCAACATTTCTTTTTCCAAAAATATCTTCCAGTGCCCCGTTCTTAGTCTGTTCATCAACTTCAGCAAGCTTTTCTTCAAACTGCTGCATAATATCCATAAGCGGCAGCATCTTTCCAGCGCTGTCATAAGTCTGAATACCAAGCTTATCCAAAGCCTTAGTTGCAGATGAACTAGGCGCGCCAAGGTTCAGCATAAGATTTCTTAAAGCAGTTCCAGCTTCGCCGCCCTTAATACCAGCATTAGCAAGTACACCAACCATTCCAGAAAATTGCTGGATAGTACCACCCATAGAAGTAAAGGTTGAAGCACCGCTTTTTACAGCTTCAAACCACTGACTCATATCTGTATTTGCCATGTTAGTAGTTTTTGCTACAACATCAGCAATTAAATTCATATTTTCAGCTGTCTTTTGTGCAATTTCATCAGCTGTCATATTAGGATCATTTACAACAAGCCCAAATGCGCCCATTGCATCAGTGGCCATATCAACGGCGCTTGTTAGATCCATATTTGTAGCAGCTGCAAGGTTAGTTGTACCCATCAGCATTCCAAGTGCCTGGTCACTTGATAATCCGGCCATAGCCATTTTATCAAGCGCGCCCGCTGCATCCTGGGCACTGAACTTTGTCACAGAACCAACCCTGATTGCTTCTTTTTGAAGTCTTTCCAGATCACTGGCAAAACTTTCGCTTGAAACATCAAGGTCCTTAAACTTTGCACCCGCCTGAGTAATGCTGTCTTCAAACTCAATATACTTTTTTGTAGAATCAACCAAAGCCGCGCCCGCTGCTGCAACAGCAGCAGCCGCAACCAGCTTTGCACCTTGTTTGATTTTTTTGCCAAATGCATTCAACTGCATTTCAGCAGTCTTCAAATCATTTTTAATTTTTGCATTTACAGATGCACTAACCCCGCCCAGGCTCTTAACAGAACTTTCCATATTTTTCAAAGGATTAGTCATGGCATCCACAGCCTTGAACACCGTTTCTACTGCATATTTACTTGCCATGTCTCTTATTCTCCTTTTCGTTCTTTTGGATTTCTATAAGCCCCGGAATCAAGGCATCATAAAAAAAATGAATTTCATTCAAAGTAATATCCGCAGGCATTATGGGTAAATGATAATCAGAATAAATTTGCCTGATTGCCATACAAACCCCGCTAACCCCGCGGATGTTTTTCCGTTGTGCTTTATACGCAACTTCAAAACTTAAATACTTATAAAAAAAGCTACTACCGCCTGCAAAACCTTCCAGTCTACAGGATGAATCTTGTCAAAGAATCCTATGTCCTTTCCGGTCAAAACACTCATTACGCTAACCTGTTTTTTGAACAGCTGAGTTTCTTTCAAACCGTCCATGGCAGTAAAGATTTTTCCAGAAGGAACACCAATCTTCAAAACAGTTCCAGCAAACCCTTCTGGGCTCAAATTGCTGATAGTATATTCAAGCTTAGCACCATCAAAAACAAGGCGTCCGCTTTTTGCAGCCTTAATCATTGGATCCTTCAGGTTCTTAAATCCCTTCTGATCCTCATCATTCATGTTGCTAACATCATTATCAATTCCGTTAGCCTCACACCATTCATTAAATTCTTTTTCACAAACTTCTTCTGCAACAGTCTGTTTTTCGTCCATTTTCACTTCTCCTATAAAAAATAAAGCAGCAAGTCCATTCCGGGTGTAAAACGGGAACTGGAACGGGCCTGCTGCTTAAAGTTCAGTTTTAGCCTAACTTTTCAAGAGTACCTTCAAGTGTAATTGAAGCAGTACCTTCTTTTAAGTCAGTTGCAACAGCTTCTGTAAGCTGCATGCTTCCACCAACAACAACCCCATCAACCAAAGTTGCAGAAACATCAAAGAAGTCAAGAGAATCCTGAGCTTCCTGGATGAATTCCTGGTCATCACGTGCTGGATCCATAAGGATATTAAGACCTTCAATCTTTCCAGAATGGCGGCTCTTAACAATACGCATAGAACCATCACCATTAGGTTTTACTTCATTTTCAAAACCATCATAAGTGATTTCACAGCTGTCATCAGCGTCAGTTGTAAAACGTCTTCCGTTAATAACGATAGACTCAATGCATCCGCTTGCCATTATTCACCTCCCAGGTAAAAGCCGAAGTAAACATCGGTTGAACTTACCTCAATATTGCCAGAAAGTTTCACAGGGAAAACAACGTTCAAGCGTTTTGGATTTTCGCTGTCAATTGAAACTTCAATATTTTTCTTTGTAAAGTCAGCATCAGAAATGATTGCTTTCTTTGCAAGGCTCTTAGCCAGGTTGATAAATGCAGTTCTTACAGTCTTAGGCTGTACTGCATTCTTGTTTGTTACAACATCAGCATCCGGAACGAGTGGAACACCCACCATTTCATCAGCTTCCATAATGAGTCTTACGTTGTAAACAACGTTCATAAGCTTTACCAGATCAACAACATAACGTCTTGATGGATATTTGCCCTCATTTGTAGGATGATAGAATGTAACAATATCATTCAGTCTTGCAACTGAACCTTCTTTCAGGTTAGTAGAAGCACCCTTCATCATAGCCTGATTTCTTACAGAATAGATTTCCTGTTCAGAATCCTTTCCTGTATGAAGACCTGTCAACAGCCCCTTGTAACCCATTGCTGGATCCTTGTCAGCTGTTGTCATAATATCATTCAAAAGGCCCTTAGCAGCAACCACAAAAGGAAGCTCGCGTGAACCAGTAGACTCAATCAAGAAGTTGATATAGTCATTAGGATAAGTATCTGTAACAGCAGTTCTTGTTGCATAATTGTCAGTGCATCCGTGAGCAACAAGAGCAGGTTTCTTGTTTAGAACGCCCCAGCGGTCAACGCCCCAGGCATTGTATTTTTCGAGATTTGTTGTGTTATTATAAGGATACAAATCCAAAACGAATGTTTCCCATACACCGCCAATAGCAGCAAGAGCATTGTCAACATCACCGTCAATAGCACCACTGGCCATTGCAGTAACACTGAATGTGAGTCCTGCAACATCACAATCCCAAACCAAAGTAATCTGATTTCCGATTGTTCCCTTGAACTTAGCTGTCAAAGGAATTGCATCATCAGCAATGCTTCCAGCAGTAACAGGCATTTCAAGAACACCGTTAATTGCAGTGATTACTTTAGCCATAACAGCTGCTGCTGTATCGCCTTTGATAATTGCAAATTCTGCTTTAATACCGCCAATGTAAATCTTACCACTGCCGTTTTCAGTAGCAGTTCCGGTAATTGCAACAGAACCAGAAGCAGCAACTGCACTTGCACCATCTGCAACAGGATAGATTGTTACAGGGAAGCTTGCGCCGTTTCCTGTTTTTGGGAAAAGCTGCAAAGCTGCAAGATGCAATGGTGAACCATAACCATACTTTTCAGCAACAGCAACTGCACTTCCTTCGCATTCGTACTTATCAGTACTGAATGTTTTATCGGAATTGCCTGGGCCAATAATGGCTAATCGCTGAGGCAAAAGAGCAGCAGCGCCGGCGTTAAAGTTCTTATAAGTTACCTCAACGCCTGTAACGCGTGAGATAGATGAAGCACTAACACCCATCTTATTCCTCCTCATTCATATCAACGATCACCAGTCCAGTGTCGTCTGTTATACTTAAACTTATAGGATCAATTAAGACCCCTTTAACTTGTGGGCTCAACTCAGTGTAAGTTACATCAAGCTTCACCCGTACTACACACACCCTCATGGCCGCATTCTGACTGTTAGGCATTCCGGTTTCAAAACCGGTAACCTCTCTTTTAAGAACAATCCCGCGCATCCCAAGATATGCATAATTAGCAGCTTCCAGAATGTTCCGCACAATACGTGCTGTTTTCCATGCCTTTATCACTGCCAGTCTGCCATTCAATCCGGAACCGTCAAAAGTTCCTGTTGCATAACAGTCTATAAAAAACGTTGCAGTTCTTTGAGTCAGGTTAGTAGAACTACTTCCTTTCTCAGTAGAAGCTGACTGTAAGCTGATATTCACCAGCGGAAAATTATCTTTGTCTGCTTCTGTCTGCAACGCCCAAGGCTCATCATTTTCCAGATAAACCTTAATGTCATAATCTTTTGCAACGTTGGAATGTTCATCCTGAGCAAGCTCATACTGATGGGCACATTCCAGCGCTAAAATTCCACAAATCTGATCCCGTATAATTTCAACGTTATCAGGCGTGCTCAAAAGGTGATCTACAACATAACTACTCATTTTCAGCTTCCTCCTCACCCGTAAGGCTCAGAATCAAACGTCCAATTCCAATAGTTCTATCAGGTTCAAAACGAATTACACATAAAATCCATTCATGTCCTGACATGTCAGTGTAAATCACCTTCCAGCCACGTCCCGGCTCTATATACTCACCGCCATCAGAAAGACAGTCACTCATTCTATAAGCAGCTGTAACAGTTCTTCCAGCAATCGGATTTCCCTCAGTGTCAAGTAAATACCCAATATCACCAAGGTCTCCGTTCAAAGTAATGCCGGTTCCGCTGGGTTTAAGAAGTGTGAATGAAACAGCCCCGCCGTTGTCTTTATCAGTCAAAGTAACCGCTAAATCCTGTTCTGCCAGAGCTCTTAAATTCATTTTTACTTCTTCCCCTTTTTAGGAGCTTCTTCTGTTTTTGCAGCTTCAGCTTCCTTCTTATCTTCTTTTACTTCTGCCTTTTTCTCAGCAGTTTTTGCCTCAATGGCAAGGATATGGCCTTTTGCAACAAAGTCATCAAAAGCGCTTTCCGGCTTGAAAATCTCCTTTTTAATTTCCATTCCAGGAAGATAATCAATGCCGTTGTTGTAAAAGCAATGTCCTTCTGCAACAACGTATTTCATATAAAGCTCCTATCCTATGAAAGAACAGTGAGACAGCCAAAGCGGTCAATTGAAACCGGAATACAAACAGGACGAACAGTTGCCTGAGCAACAGTTGTATCTTTGTCATCACTGTTGTAAACCTTATTGTTTACCTTCATACCGCCTTCATAAACAACAGTATCAGGAACAACAGAAGCAAATGGTTCAATCATTCCAAGCGAAGGAACACCGCCGTATACTAAGCGGAAGTCAAGATCTTCAACGTTTGCAAGCATGATAACTTTCTTGTCATCAACAAATCTGTTTGAAGTTGTAGTTCCAAATGTCTGGTAACGTCCGTTGTAAACCCAAAGGTCCAAACGATAAGCGCCAATTTCAAGATAACCCATGTATTTGCCGCCCTTATTCACAAGGCGTGGTGAAAGGTTACCAAGTCCTAATCCGTCCTTCTTAACTGCATTCTGAACAGCAGAATTTGCGATAAATGCATTCCAAGCTTTTGCACCAAAAATAACTGTTTCAGCATCAACAAAACCGTCTTCACGGATCTTGTCAGCCAAAGCTTCAAGGTCACCAATTGGATCAGCACCAGCCTGGTCCCACATAGTAGAAACAGATTTGATATGTGTGTTCTTTGCGCAGAAATCAAGCTCATAAGCATTATTTCCAGCATCATCAGTAAGAACAAGCTTACCAGTCTGAAGAACCTGAGAAGCCTGAAGTTCAATAGAACGCTGTAACATTCCGTACATCAAATTGAATGCACGTTTAAGAATGTTTACAAGGCGGCCATACCAAGAACCAATTTCCTCATATTCATTTTCACCTGGCTGACGTTTAAGCAAATCAAAAACGTTTACAGGACGTGAAAGTTTGTATACAGGAGGCTTAACCTGTTTTCCTGTAAATACATCGTCTGCAATGGCAATAGCGCCGTTAGAAAGGTCACGCAATACTGGCGCTACCTGTTCACCTGAACGCACAATGTCAATATCTACATACTCAGCATCCGTATAATCTTCTTCAGTTGTTTTGAAGAAAGATGCAAGGAAGCCCATCTTATCCATTTTAGGGAAGCTTTCAAAAAGCTTCAGAACTTTCTCTTTAAATGCGCTCTGCATTTTCAAACTCCTTTATACCTACTGATTATCAGTAGAATTTACTTCTGTAACCTTTACAGGAATAATACCAGCTGTTTTTGCCAAATCCTTCTGCAAAGCACTTGCAGCAGTTCCGGCAACCTTAATTTTAGAACCATCAACAGGTCCGGCAATGTAAGCAGTAAGTGGAACGTCCCTTCCTGAGTCTCCACCTGTAAGCTTATCCTTTCCAGTGTAAATTGCGCAGATTGGATCAATAAGACCAGAAACAGCAATTCCAGTATAAGGAATGAATTTTCCACTTCCACCGCGGTCACGTGCCAAAAGGTCACCCTGTACTACTTCACCATTTGCAGCAATAGTAACCTTACCACTTTCATAAACACCATCGCCCAGAACAATTTCTTTGTCTGAACCGTAATTCTGAATGTTCATGTTAGCCATTATTTGCCTCCTACTGCTTTTTCAAATGCAGCCATCATAACAGCATCCTTATCTTCAGCAGCTGCATCAGGTGTAGTTACCGGATTAGGATTGTCTTCTTTGCGTGCATTGTTAAGTTTCAATGCAAGCCCTTTTTCAAAATATGTTGCCTGAACCTTATCATCAGCAACAGCAGAACCGTCACGGATAAATCCAGCAGCAACATCCAAACACTCAGCAGCTTCAGCCATCTGAAGATGAGCAGAAACTCTTGAACGTTCCTTTTCAATACCAGCTTTCATACCGGCATTCATAACTTCAGCATAAAGAGCTGGCTCTTTTGCTTTGAGTTCTTCCAGTGTCATAGGAAGCTCCTCCTTATTTGTATTTACTGTATTTTGAGGAGCTTCTGGCTCCTTTTTCACATTGTTATTAAGCATTGCAACACAACGGTCAAAGCTTTTCTTTTCACAGTCTTTTTTAAGCTCGCTCATTGTCTTTTCAACACTCATTTTTACTTCAGCAAAAAGCGCCTTCTTAGCACCTTCTGATTTTTCAGCCTTAGTTGCAATAACTTCATCTGCAAAACCGTTCTTCACAATTTCCTCACCAAAAAGGAAAGTCTCACGGTCCATCATTCCGCAGATTTCTTTTTCATCCTTACCAGTAATCTGACAGTAAGAACGCGCCATCATTGCATCCATTTTCTGCAAAAGGTCACTCTGCTTATCCATTTCATTGTGGTCACCCTGGACAACACTCCATGCATTGTGGATCATGTACACAGAATTATCCTCAACAAAAATTTTGCTTTTTGGATTTTCACATTTTGCAGCAAGTGCAATTACAGATGCAGCGCTGGCAGCCATACCCTGAATGTAAGTTTCAACTTCTACATCCGGATGCTCGCGCATAAACTCGCGTATAATGTTAAAGATAGAAATACATTCCCAAACAGAACCGCCTGGGCTGTCAATTGAAATCTGAAGCTTATTGTCTTCTTCGTTAAAGCTTTTTAATTCTTCACGGACAAAATCAGCAGTAATTCCGTCTTCCCACCATGACGCGCCAATTTGCTTATCCATTACAATCGTTTTCATAATTGTAATTTTCCAATCAAAATCATCAAAAAACTATTAACTAATACAATTTTTTTTCAAAAAATAAATAAAAAAGGCACTACTTTCATAAGTAGTGCCTTCCCCTCATTAAGCTCATTCCCTGCTGAAAATATCAGCAATCCCCATAAGCTTAGTACCCAAATGCGCTAAAGTTGCCGGATTAAGAATATCATTACTGTTTATTCCGCTTGCCAGCAAATCCGCGTACATTCTCAGGTCAGTCAAAGCTTCAGCCTTTTCATCAGAAGCTTTTTCTTCATCGTCCAATTCTTCTGGCATATCGTTTTTAACTCCTGACTACATTATAAATCATATATGTATATCAGTCCACTTTTTTATCAAAAAAGCGTAAAAAGTATAAGTTACAAAGCGCATGATCTAGATGATTTTCCCCGCTTTCAGGATCAATTATTTCCCCGCTTTGCCATGCAGCCAAATGTCTCTGTAATGCTGCAAAATACCTGTCACGCCCCTCTGGAACCTTCTTCCAGTTATCCCGTGCGTATTTCTTAGCGCCAAAAGTCAAAACCCTAACCATTCCTTCCAACAGCTTCAACTCCAAAAGAGAATAGTCAGGTTTTCCTTTATCAGCTTTCACTCCTTTTCCGGAATGCATTTCTTCTTCAAGTTCTTTTTCAATCATCTTTTTCTTAAATAACCAAGTAAATTGTCAATTGTTCTTACAGTCAGCTTTGCACCGTCTTGCTTAAAACCATCCTGTTCAAACACCAGTAAATCACGGCCCGCCATATTACCAATAACAATGGCAACATGTCCCCACTGGTTCTTTTCTGTTGCTCCCCAGATAACTATATCACCGGTAACAGGTCCGCGTGTAAACCGTGAAAAATACTTCACTTCATTAGGCAGACTGGAATACTTTTCAAACAAATCCTTTGCACCGGCAACAGCACCTGTATGAGGCAATCCCAAAACATCATGGCAATACTGACGGAACAGATCTACACACTGAGCACCATAAGCGCCATCAAAATCCACCTTCTTGCCCATGTATTTAGTTATAAATTCATCAATCCTCATTTAACCCCATCTCCTTATACAAGTCCTGAACCCGCTTATAATATGTCCTTAAAGCTTTGTAATCAGTAATAAAATCAAAATAATTTTCGTAATCAGATAAACTAAAAGACACTCTATCAGTTTCTTCATCATAGCTTGTATCCAGAACAGGTGGTTCAGGCCAGTCCATTTCCGGAATGTAATAAACAGTCTTAGTTGTTACGCAGCTTGTTAGTAATAGCATCATACTTAGCACGCCCGCTAAGCTTATCCACTTCAGATTTTTCTTGAATTGCTTCATCGTAAACCTCTTTATGAATCTGTTCCTGAGCTAAAGCAGCTTCAAGCCTTGTTCTAAGTCTTTCAGCCCTCTCATGCTCTGCCTGGTATTTCTCGCAGCTTTTTCTCCAAAGCTTAAAAAAAATCCCAGCCACCACCAGAAGAAGAACAATAACACCAGCCAGAATTAAAACCATTTTTATCATACTGCCTCCTCAGGTTCTTCTTCAGCTTTGCCAGCCATTGCATCACCTATTGCATTACTTACTGCATAACCTACTTTCTGAGTAACATTCATTCCTAAATACATCATAGAAATGGCAAAGAACCAGCCCAGAACCTTTTCTGTCAAACTTACCATTTCCGCAGTTATGGACCTGGTAACAATAATCACAATTCCATCAATGATGATATTTGCAACCGCAATAATGCACCAGATCATCCAAACAAGAAATTTCCGTGACTGAAACTTACTTGTGCTTTCAGTTTTTTCTTCTACCATTCTCAACTCCTATTTCTTAAACATGCTGAAAATCCATCCAAAAAACATAGTACCAGCCACACCAAGCCCCACTTCAAAAAGTTTTCTCCATGTGCTCAGTGCAAACTTCCCGGCCTTGTCTTCCAGATTTCTAAGCCTGTCTTCATGGTTTTTGTCTTTTGCTTCACTATTTTTTTTTAATTCCACCAGTGAACTGTTGATGCTTGCTAGCTCAGAAGGTAAAGAAGACAAAATCTTCATTGCTTCTTTTTGCGTAATAATTTCATCTTCAAGCTGTTCCATTTTATCCCGCATCTGCTGCATATTCACAGCAGACTCCTTCTGCATCTTAAACATTTCTAACATCAACTCTTTGTTGCTCATGCCCTGATTGTCACCCATGCTTCACCTCCCGTTATGCTTCAGAATCATTATCTGAATCATCAGTTACATCATCCTGTACTGGCTCCGCGCCAGTCTGTTCAGGATAAGCATTCTTTCCGTTGTTATCTTCAAGAATATGAGGATTAAAGCCCATCTGATGAGCATAATCAATTTCACGTTTCAAAATCTGAATAGTCTGTCTGAATGACTTACCGCTTAATCTTCTGCATTCATCATCAAACGTTGTAAGACCATTATCCAAAGCGTCATTTGCAGCTTTCACATCCTTAGTTCTTTCAACAGATGGACGGCTCAAACCACTCCATGCACAGCTAAGCCATGCCGCCTTAATTCTCCATTTTGAAGAATCCAAAAAGGCTGTTATAAATCCAGGAAGATTAAGCTGATTATTCAAAACTGATTGAATAATAAATTCTTCATAGATTATCTGGCAGAAATCTTTTGCATTTTTATAATTTCTATATTTCAAATAAACTTCGAATTCATTATTTGCCTGGCGGCTTGCCGAATAGGAAGAAGTAAAACGCAGCTTCACAATTTCTGGCGGAATTTCCAAAGACCAGCAAATTGCATCCAGAATAGCAGCTTCAAAAACTGCATAGTTCACATTAGGTCTGTTAGTCTGATAACTTACAACCTTTTCGCCTGGCGCCAGATCATCAAAAACAGTTCCCGGCTGCATCAGCTGAATAGGCTGATGGCCCTTAGGTTCAATTGCAGCACCTTTTCCCGCAATAATACCGCTTACATCATTTGCAGGGCGTGCAAGTCCTGCTGTTGGACGTGTACCAGTAACAGTGTTTTCATCCTTCTGAACTGTAAAAGCAATCAATGCATTGATAACCGCAGCTCGCACTTCTGCATCCTTGTAGCGGTCAATATCCCTGAGCATTCCCAGAACACAAGCCAGCAACGGTTCGCCGCGCACTTCATCAGCCCGCTTTTCAGAACCGTAAACCATCCAGCTTATCTGTCTTCCTGATTTCTCACCCTTTACCGGAACACGTTCAGAAATAATTCTGCCATCAACAATCTTCTGAATGTAATAAGCCACATGCCTGTTATATTCATCAAGCTCAACACCACTTACAATCCTATGTCCTTTTGCAACCTTGTAATCTCCAGGAGTTTTTACATTTGCGCCGTTTACCCACTGCCAGGAAGGAAGACCCGTTCTGCTGTTCACGCGTGAAATAATAACACCATCACCACAAAGCAAAGCTTCACGTCTTACCATTTCCTGCCATTCACCAAAAGTCAGCTGCTTTGTGTAATCAAACAATTCATAATTATTTGCATAAAGTTCAAATTGCAAGCTCATTAAATCGCCGTATTTCACAGCCATTTCAGCCTGCTTCATTTCATCCATATCCGGCCATAAAATAGCACCAATCGGATTAGCGCTGGCAGTCAAACCAGTATGAATTTCATTGCGCAATATACGTCTGATAATACCCTTAGCATAAGCGTTATCTGTAAAAAGCTGAATAGACCGCTTGCGTAATGTGTCCTGGTCAAAACTCTGATATACCTTAGTCAAACCAAAGTTTCCAGAATACTTATCCCCGTTCCAGTTTCTGTTCGCTTCACTCAGTAACTGGGCCTGATACTTATTCTGAGCAATAAGAGAATCAATCTGCTTATCTTTTTTACTTTTCCAATTGAAAATACTCATACCTTAAAACCCCGGACAAATCTGAGGACAACGTGAATTTCCGTGTCCTAAACGTGCTTCAAGCGCCTGGATCTGAACCAGAAGCCTGTCACGCTGCTTATACAAGTTACCAATATCGGCCCTTGTAACCGTCTGTTTATCCTGCCCCGTGTCCAGTGTATAAGACTGAATCGTGCCATTAGCGGCAAAGGCATTCAAAGCTTTTTCAATTCCAACCAAAAGAATTTTTGCGTTAGTAAGTTCATCTTCCCAGAATTGTTCAGAAGACTCATTTACAACAGCACTGCTTGTATCTATGATCATACTTTCAATTTTCTACTCAAATTGCGCTAAAAACTATTAACAGTTAATAGATTTTTCAGAAAAGCAGAATAAAAAATATAAGAATGTTTTCCGGCTATAAAATGGTCATTGATGACCCCTCAAAATTTGAACTTCTCACAGAAGACATGAAAAAGACCATGCTTAAAGCAGCAGTCAACACAGTAAACATGCAGGCCGCCCTGACACGTAAAAACGCAATTCAGAACATCCAGCAAAGCTTTACTTTGCGCAATACCTTCACCCAGCGCCAGATTGCTTATGATCGCTGCACCATAGAAAACCCTACAAGTTTTTCAGAAATAGAATCCCATGTAGGCGCCCGTGAAAAAATCGGCTATATGGCCCGCCAGGAATCCGGCGGAACACATACAGCTGCAAACGGCGGCCAGCTTGCTATTCCTTCAGATGCAACACGTGGAGGCACAAACAAGAATCCGGTCCAGCGCAACATGTACCGCGCCAAAGTAAATAAAAAGATTGTCAAATACAATCCACAGTACAAAGGCACCGGAAAATCCGCGCTTGTATCCGCAGCAGAATCAGCTTATACAGGCGGAAAATTCCTGAAATACAATAAAAATATTTATAAAGTAACCGCCTTCAGAAAAACAGGTGATAACATCAGTTTTGAACTTGAATTACTCTACAACCGCCGCCTGTCATCAACAGAAACAAAAGCAGAACCCTGGCTGGAACCAGCTGCACAAAAACCTGCCCAGGATGCACAATCAATCTTCAATTCTCAGATGAATAAACTGGATAAATAAAATAGGGGAAATTTTCCACTAATTTCCCTTATTTTCCCTAAATAAAAAAAAAGATTGTCATTTTACTGACAATCTTTTTCCGGATTATTATCAACAAGAGCAAATCATTGACAAATATTTATGTTATCCTAAAATCTTCCTGACACAAAATTCAGAAATAGTAAGCCCAGCCTTTGCAGCTTCTTCTTTAATCCGCGCCTTTTCAGATGCAGTGCACACAATCGACATTGTGCAAGTCTTAGGTTCATCACCTTTTGCAGGCCTTCCCCCGCCATGATACCCATAACCAGTGTATTTCTTTTCTTTCTGTTCTGCCATATTATACCTTCCTAAAGTTTTAGTCCTTCATCACTTGTAAGAAAATCAAGCCAGCATTTCCTGCATTCAGTTGCCATTTGAGAAGGTGGAATTTTATCAAAACAAGTTCTAACTTCATCTTTATGACAACAAAGATTGCTTTTGCTCATACAAATAGCAAAATCTCGTAATTCCTTAAAATCCTTTATAATTTCAAAATTATTTATCATAACAGCCTCCTAAAAGAAATAATAATGACCTTTGTTTCTTACGCAAATCAAAGTTTCACGTCCATAATAAAATCTGCCGCATTTTTCACATCTGACAACATCAAAATTAAAAAAGTATTTCATATCTGCCTCCATAATCCGGCAGGGTTTCCCCTGCCGTTGTTTTTATGCATATAACTTCTCACCGTTTTTAGCAGCAAGAATTCCATCAAAAAGTTCATCAAACTTTTTTGTATATTCTTCGTCATCTTCAATTTCTGCAATCTTATCAAACTTTGGATTGACTTCAGTATAACTAATATCATATCCATCATCTGTTAATTTTACATACCAGATATATTCAATATCAGTATGTCTTGTTCCTTCTTTTTCAAGTTCAAAATGCTTTTCCATTTTAAGAAGGTTATACATTGCATTATCAACCCCTGTTCCATAGCGCATAAAGTATGCAGTGTTACAGAAGTTTTCAAGTAACTTACCCATATATTCTGGGTAACCATCACAGTGGTGATACATCTGGATTGTGTTTCCAGCTTTGTAAGTCAATTTGATTGTTGCTCTTGTACTCATATTTATCTCCTTGGGTTTCTGCCCTATGCTTATAATATATACCTTCTATTTTGTTTTGTCAATAGTTAAACAAAAAAAAATAATTAAAAAATTTAAAAATAAAAAGGCGGCCTGCATCCGCAAGCCGCCTAAATCACAAGGAGTCCACAACCAATGCCAGAATGGAAAGTGTGCTCATTCATACAATATCACGAATTTTCCAAATTTTCAATTTCACTTTCTTCTTCATCCATATCATAATCCAACACCGGAAAATCATGTTCTGCAATTTCCTTGTCAAAAGCGTCATTAAATAATTTACAGGCCTTTTCAAAAGCTTCAGCTTCATTCTTTTCCGGTTCTTTTTTCACTTTTCTTTCTCTCTCTTTCTTCTTTCTTGTTTTTCTTCTTCAGATAAAAAAAACGCACCCACCGCCAGGAACAGCAGCACCGCAGAAATTATAATTCCAACAACAACACTTATTATCTTACATAACATTTTTAATTCCCCGCTGTAAATACCCCATAACTTGCATACTGCCAGAACGCATTCCAGTCCAGCATGTTCAACCTTAATTCATTTCTGCAAATATCGTCTGCAAAAATTTCCAAAGCTGCCAGGTTATAGTCATAAGTATCAAAATAGTGGTTAGCCGCGCCCGGCTTACACCGCCATACAGTCCTTATATATTTATTTGTTTTCTTGTCATATTCTTCCACCTTCTCCTCAGCTTCAAACATTCTGAAGTAATCATCATGGAAATCATCCGGAAAATTAGGATACCAGTCAGGTTGCTTTGTTCCTTCATCCCATTGCAGCATATTCATTGCGCGTGAAATTCTGTCTTTTAATTTTCCTGTATTCACATGATATGCAAGAGGCAAACCAATTGCTTCCAGTGTTTTCTTGTTAAAAAGCTGGTAAGTCTCACCATTTCGGATCCAGTCCGTACCCTTGCAGGCATAAACACCCGCAGAAAAGCGTGCACAAAAAGCATAAACCCAATCCGTATAATGGCCTGAGTCCACAAGAGTAATAGCAATTTTATAAAGCTTTTTATCATCACCCTGGAAAGTAGTATGCTCAATATAATCCGCAAGCTTGTCCCATACACCATAAAAATCTTCAGTAGGACCATCAATCCTGAATGCATCCAGCGTCCAGGTAACACCGCGCTCTCCAAATCCCTTTACATCCACATAAAGGCAATCCTTCTGAACGTCCACAGCACAAGTAACAATCCAGATAGGTGAACCGGCATCCTGAACCGCCATAATATTAGGCACCTTTCCACGTGCAAAACCATAGCGCCTGTGAAGCATAGCGCGCTCACGCCTGATCTGTTCATTCTGTTCCTTGAATGGCAATCCTTGCTTCAGGTTTCTGAATGTTCTGTAACCTTCCTTGTCACGTATCCTGTTATTTTTCAAATCCCAGCATTTTGCCCACGCTATAACAAAGTCTTCCCAGGAAAACATTCCAGGAGGATTGTATAAAGGTGAAAGATGATAACTTCTGGCATCCTTTTCTTCACTCTGTTTTGTTGGCCGCCATTCACCCTTATCCATAATCAAAGCTTTGTCATAGTTCTTCATCAGCCCGCCGCAATACGGGCACTTATATGCAACTGTTTCAAGCTTAGGCTGGAAGTTTTCATCATTTTCCCAAACTATGCCGCCAATCTGATTGTCATGCGCTTCATCCCAAATGGCCCAGTCTAAAGGCTGCATTTCCCCGCAATGCTTACAGGGCACAAAATACCGCCGCTGATCTCCCATCTGATAAAGTCTATATATTTTAGAAGTCTGTTCTACCGTAGGAGTAGAACCAAAATAGATTTTTCTTGTTTGTGGATAAGCATCAGAACGGGCAATGGCAAGATCTTCCATTGTTCCTTCACCCTTGATCTTTTCACTCATACCATCCAATTCATCAACCAGAATAATCTTGTAAGAAAAGTTTCTGAATCGGTTACCGGAACGGCCTCCAACTGCATGAAGATAGCCGCCGGCAAATTCCTTTTTGAATGAAGTATCACCTGTATTTCTTGCACCCGCAGCCTTTTTTGTCTGGGCAAAAATTGCCCCGCGCAATCCGGAACTGTCTATCATACGGTCAATTTTTGTATCCATAGCAAGCTTCGCCATGCCTTCATCCGGCAAAACGTACAGCATAGGTGAAGGATTGCATCCAATGCCATACAGCATAACCGTTTCCAGAATTGCCGTAGTAGCTCCTAGCTGGTTGCCCTTCATTATGTAAACCTTATGAATCGGATTATCCGGCGCAAAATTATCAACAATTTCCCGGAAATAAGGAAACTGCTTAAAACTGAACTTACCAGGAAAAGGCGTCAAATCCTTGTCCATATAACGCACCTTTTCAACGTATTCTGAAGGTTTTTCAAAATGACGCCTTGCAGTAAGAGAATTAAAGCCCTTTGTTAAAAAATCAATATCCTCTTGCGTTATAACACAATTCACTTTTTACTCACTCCGTTGTATATAAATCTTCCTCATCATAAATCTGATGATATTTTTCAGGATTAAAAAGCCCCTTAAAGCTGAATTCACCAAGCCTTATAACCTTCACATTCCAGTATCCAGGTAAAGGCGGCATATAAGTCACAATGTCACTTCTATGTGCATATTGCCTTACTTCTTTGAAAAATAGCCTGCAAATAAAATGAGTTAAAATGCCAAATAAAGGCTTAGGCGCTCCAAATGTATCCAGAACAGTCTTCACGCCTGAAGCAAAATAAATTTCAATTCCAACCAGAACAGAACCGGCACCGCCGTAACTATGCCCGCAACAGTGCACTTCATAATCCGGATGCAGGTTCATCTGGTGTAACACTTCATTTAAGAATATACCTTTGCATGAATTAAAAGCACTTTGCCATCCAAGGCAAGTAAAATAAACATACCAGCGCCTTACTTGTGGAATCCAGAAAAACAAAATATTTATCAGCCAGTCAAGCCAGCTTGCACTTTCCTGACTTGCGCAATAAATAACTTTTTCTTCATCATCAACTTTTACTGCCCAGTTATAATCCATCACGTTATCGTGATATTTTATTGAATGACATAACTTATAGATTTCATTAGGCTTCATCACACACCTCTTGCACACAGCCGCATTCAATCATTGCATCCCACCCGCGCTGACATAAAACAGAAGCTTTCACCCCTGGCTTAAACTCGCGCATAAAAGGACACTTTCCCACCAGAAGCAACCCGCAGCCGTTATCCTCTTTTATTTCACAGGGAATCAATTTAAGCTCATTCAATCCCCGGCTCTTATCAGTTACTACAAACATAACCGCCTCCTGTTACTACTTTCAAAAGTAGTACTACTTCAACCGCTTAAAAATAATCATCATTGCAAATACAAATCTTTTCAAAAACGGCATCTTTTTTATTTCGTCATACAAAACACCCTGAGCTTTAACATAAACATTCTTTACTTCTTTTCTGATTTTTCTGTCATTCTTTCCACTCATTTTCTTTCCAGCTCCCTTATCCTACTTTTAATCATTGCCATAGTTACACCGCAGCGTGTAACATCCGGATTACTACTCATCAATCCTTCATGGTTCAACACACTAAGAATTGACCTTTTAATCAACATCAGATTTTCCACCCTGCAATCCGTTTTATCCCCGTTCAAAAAAATCAAACAGGAATCTTCAGGAATTGCCCCGTTTACCCTCTGCCATACAACTCTATGCTTCAACTCCCACACATTAGGCTCAGCAATCTTCACCTTGATATATCCATCTTTCACCAAAGCTTCACTATTCACCGGCATCCAGTTTTGAGGTCTATGCCCTTTTTTGAACCATCCTTTTTCACATCCAGGCGCACACCAGCCTTTCCGGCCTTTGTTGTAGCTTTCATGTCCTTTTGGAAATCTCATATCAACCCCGCAAGGAAGATGATGAGTATGACACCATCCGCGCACCTGACTAACCTTGAAATTCGTTCCAAACCTTTCATTCATTCGTTCAGTAGTCACATCAAAGTTCACACCGGCCCTGTTATCCTTCAACCATTCAATCTGCTCTTTAGTAAAAAGCAGATGTTTATAACCGTCATATCTGTAACCACTTCTTATGTGATGATTTCCCATTGCGCCCTTGATTGTGGTCCATTCATACCTGGTCCCAAAATGCTCATTAAACAGCCGTGTAATTTCATCTACAGGCCGTCCTGGAACAATTTCCCGCAGATAATCCAGCTTTTCTTTAGTCCAAACCTTAGGAATTCTGTTACCAAAATTCCGGTTCAAAACCGTCTGCATTGCTCCTGGTGTAATAGCTTTTCCAAACTCCCAGGAACAAACATCAGCAAGCACTCTTGCATTTTTGCCCTCATGTATAGCGCGCAAAAACTCAATCTTATCATCAGTCCAGAACTTGCCCATTATGCCCTCACATCCGGCAGTCCCATCTTACTTGTGTTTTTAGGCAAAAGCATTTCCGGCAGTTCACCCTTGCCTGTATTATTAAGCATAGCTTCCCGCAGCTTCATTGCTTCAATCTGAGTACTGGCATTCTCAATGATTGTATGTGCAACGCTGTTTACTGCTTTTGCTCTGCTGATTTCCCTATCCAAATCTTCACCTTTCAGTTCATCATTCATTAAACCTTCCAGGCAAACAAACAGATGATCATTCAGATCACACAAACTGTTTTTCATTATTTTCTCCTTATGATTTATATTTACTACTTTCAAAAGTAGTACTTTCAAAAGTAGTGGATTTCAGTAGTCTTATCTTTCATCCCCGCTTCCATGAATCACGCCCCGCGCTTTCCTGGAAGCAAGCTTATCAAGATTTCCCTGCATAACATCTTCCAATTGCAATCCAAGCAAAGTTGAAATTTCAGCTACAAACCAGCAAACATCCCCAAGCTCTTTTTTAATAGCTTCTTTTCGCTCACCATCAATAATTCCGCCCGCATCCCTTACAGCTTTTGCAAACTTTCCTGAAACTTCCCCAGCTTCTTCAGTAAGTCCCATTACAGGATAGCGATAATCCCCCTGATCCATTCCCAGATAATCCGCTGTTTCATGCGCCTTTTTCTGATACTCATTTATTTCCAGTGCCATTTTTATCTCCTTTATCAAATATTTTCAAAAAACATTCCGTGCAAATATGCTTATGAATATGGCTGTTGTTACCTTTTAGGTAATAAGGAACACCCTTTACCCAATAAGTCACATGCTTACTTGTAACCACAAACTCACAATCCTCTTTTCCGCATAATTCACATTTACACAATTCTCGCGCCATGTCCTACCGCCCATTTAATAACCCTTTTCATTTCATCAAAGGTAAAACATATTCCGCCAACATCCGCAAATTCATCCATCAGCTTTTCAAGCTTTTCACGGCTCAAATCGCACTCGCCTGAAGCAATAAGCGCTGGCTGTTTTTCGCATCCAAAAATAAACCCTTTTTTGTATGCAGCCCTCACTTCATCGTGAATATATTCCAGCCGGTTTTCCTTGATATACATTTCACAATCATACTGAGCAGAATTTTTATTCAGGTTCAAAATCTCATTTTCAACCTCATATTCATTCAAATGCTTTTCAATTCTATCCAGTACACCCCGGAAAACATCTATATTTTTTTTTGCCTCAGCAGTTTCAAAGCTTTTGTTGTCGCAAAAATCCAGAAGACCTTCAAGCTTCTCACTTTCTTCCATCAGAAATTTTCCGTCTTTGTTGTTGTATGTCATACGCACTCTTAAAACTGCCTGAATCCGTGATAAAGCACGGTAAACTTTCTATCATCACATTTGAATAATTCCACATAAACAAACCGTGGTTTAGTCCAATAATCTCTCGCCATTTCCCTGGCATAAGCTTCATCATCAGCTTTGATTTTTCGTCCTACCATCAGCCCGTTATTATCAATAGCCCTCAGGTAAATCTCACCAGTATTTTCTTTCCGGCACAATTCCCGTTCCGTTTCCATGGCCCGTTCATAAGCTCTATTCAAAACTTTTGTAATCATTGCATAATCTCCATTTTACATTTGCAGCACTTAGCAAAAATATGCCCATTATTCTCAGCTTTTGAATAATAGACTTTTCCGCCACAGTTCCCACATTCCAAAATCCGCCTCTCACCGTTTTTCACATCCTTTGAAGCAGGAAGACCACCTATAAACTTCCAGAAACCTTCTGGAATATCATTATCATTTTCTTCTTCAGTCATCTACATCCTCAGTAAGGAATTTCATTTCAGGAATATAGGTCCACAAAACAGGCGTCCGCTGAACTTCACCAAAAACCGGCTCCTTCCATTCGTCATTTTCGTAATCATAAAAAACCTTATCCATTTGCTCATTCAAAACAGTTTTGCTGTACTGACTTTGTGAGCTCTCAGTTACAGGAAGATCATCTTTATTTTTTCGCAAATCGTGCCAATAAATCCCGCTTTTCCTGGTAGTACAGTTTCCCAAATATTCACTGGCCCATTCCTTTATGCTGTCAATTTCATAACTTGCCCCGCCGCTGGTGATTGCTGAAACAAATTTTTTTATACTTTTCTGAGCATCCTTCTTGCTGATATTTCCAAAATAAATGTGCTTCACCATCATCTGTAAAGTGTTTGTCAGCAATCTTGAAAATCCGCTTAATGCATCACAGTTTTCATCACTCATATAGTTTTTCCTTCCTCCCACGTAAAATATAACTTTTTTAAATTCCAGAAGAAAAAGAACAAACGCAAAGCGTGCCCATCAGGTAAACACGCCCGCGCCCGTTCCTGGTTGTTTCCGCCTTGTAATCAGCGCCGGGCTACCACAGCCCCTTTTTATGTCAGCCCAGGAATTACAGTAACAACTCAAACCTGAACCCAAGCTGGCCGCCTAAAATGTCCAGCCGGTAAAAAGCCCAAACTAATATTCATTACTAGCTTTCTGCTTCAGATACACACAAAGCTCATTGCCTTTAATGTCGTACCTGTCAAACGTCAACACAGTAAGCTGCTTTTCTTGATAACAAAGCGTCAATCTTTTATCCTTTGCATCAAGTTCAAATGCCACCCCACTAAAAATCTTTACTGGCTTAGCATTCATCAACGGTTTTTCATAAATCTTAATCAGCATATCTTCACCTACAATCTCACCAGAACTTCATCACTCTTGATTTCAATTCTGTTTATATCGTCATAAAGATTGCCATCCATATCCACAATCCAAACTTCTTTATCCGCATTCCCTTTGTTGCATTCTTCCTGGAACTTAGCCACCAATTCACTCAATTTCATTTTTTAGTCCTTAATAAAATCTTCAGATTTTTCAATCAAAGATTTCACTGTATTTGTTTTATACAACCGCAACCATTCAGAAATAATTATTTTTCCTTCATCAATTTTTTTCTGCTGTTCTGTAATCCTTTTCAAATATCCAGCTTCAAGACTGCTTCTTTTTCGCCTCACAATATACGGATCCCGCATCCTCTCACCTCAATATTTTTTTTACCCAGCCCCCACCAACTTCACATCTATTCTTCTTCATTCTTGATACCCGCCAGCTTCAAAAGTGCCATCCTTCTTGATTGTAACTTTTAATGCATCCGGATTGATGCAAAAATTAAAACATTCAAAATTCATAGTTATTCCTAATGGCAATTCAAAATTGTCAAACCTCTTAAAAATTTCATCAGAAAACTCTTTTGAAAAATTTTCTTTCAAATGGCAATCTTTATAACGCTGGCAATAATGACAGCGTGGTTCAGTAAAAGAAATCATTCTGTCTTCTCCATAGCTTCAGAAACAATATCCCGCAGATTATCTTCCTGGCTGTACTTTCCTTTCATGTTCTGAATCTGTTGATTGATTTGCGCTTTGCTGTCCGCAATTGCTGCTGATATGTCATCGTTTAAAAGCAAAATTATTTTTTGACGGGCACCTTCTGCATCCGCCTGAACAAAGGCAATAGCCTGGTCCGCAACCCGTTCTGGAAGATCTAGCAGCTTATTCATAAGCATTTCCAGGAAACCAATCACAGAACTTTGAACAAAATCCTTAGGAATTTGAACCATGCGCCTTTCCTGTATTCTCTGATCCTTTTCATCAGCTGTTACCAGGTCCCGCAAAATCTTCACATACTTTTCCACATTCTGCATAGAACCGTATTTGCTCACCAGTTCCCGGATAGTCATGTTCAGCATTTCACCGGCAGCGCCTGTTTGAGACATATTTGAATAATCAATTACTTTTGCACTGGCCCCAGGAACTTCAGCTGCAAAATTGCCAAAGCTGGCCTCATTCCGCTGCCGTTCCTGCTTCTTGTCCAGGTAAGCACGGTTTACTGGATTATCCGTGTCTATCATTCCGGCTGAATTTACAATAAGAGTCCGATTTTTAATTTTCGTGCAGACCGCAGCACGGCTTACACCGCACATGTGGGCAAATGTACCCTGTTTAACTTCCATTGTGTACATTATAACACAACTGTTAAATTTTAACAATAAAACTTCAAACTATGTTAATTAACTGTTAAACATGGCTCACAAATGACAAAAGGCAGGGCCCGCCGACTAATTGCATACACCCACCCCCGTCTGGCAGTACCTTTATGTACTACTTTTGAAAGTAGTGAGCAGTCCAGTGTAAAACGTAAATAAATTTCTTGAGTTTTAAATCTTTTTATATTGTTTAACGAGATTTTTAACGAGTTTATATCTCGTTTAAAATCTCGTTAAATTACAAAATACTTTTTTATAACTTTTTTACTTTTACTTTTACATTAAAACTACCCAAAATTTACATTTATATATCTTTATCTTCTTATCTTTAGTAAAAAATAAATGTAAAAAACATTAGATTTAAATTTAAAGGAAATTAAACGAGTTCTGCTTCAGGAAATATCCGCCAAAAAAGAAAAATGCCGACTTCAAAACAGCTTGAAAATCGGCATCTCGTTAAAAAATCAACAATTTCAATTCTAAATCACATCAGTTTTTTACATCAAAATTGTCAAAAAATCCTAACATTTTCTTATTTTGTGCAGCCAGGGCGCTTAAAGTTTCACTTAATTCATTTCTGGTATAGTAATCAGTCATTTCAATTTCTGCATGTCCAACCATTTTTCTAACTGTCTCACCGGCATATAAATTGCGCATCCTGGTTACATAAGTGTAACGTAAAGAATGCATCGTTATTTTTCGTCCGGTGGTGTCGATACCGGCCTTTTTGACAGCATTATGAAAAATATCTTCAATGTTTTCCATGTGATAACAATTTTCTGTCAATGGTAATTCAAACCATTTAATCATACCGTTAATATTTTCTTTTACTCTTTTTTTTGTCCAATGTGTAAATAAAAGCTCATCATCTTTCTTTCCGGTTTTTATAATATAATTTTTTAACTTCAACGCAGTCTCCTGAGGAATAAGAGCAATGCGCCAGCGTTTATCTTCTTCACTTCCTGTTTTGTTATATGGATTTCTGAAATCTGTATATCTATCCAGGAAACCATTTATCAATACAGCTGATTGTTCAAAATATAACTGTTCAGGTGTAAAAGCTCGCGCTTCACTTATACGCATTCCAGCAGATAGCGCCAGAAGTAAAAGAAGGTATGGAGCTTCATCAGGAAAGTTTTCTGGAACAAATAATCTTCTGATTTCATCCATTGTCAAAATATCTGCTTTTTTTGATTTTTGCACAAAGCGCTCAAACCTAGGCGGGTTTACTTCAATTCCTTGCCAGATAGCTTCTGTATATACATCTTCAATAGTTCCAATGTATTGATTTTTCCAGCTTGCAGAATGTTCTTCTATTTGCATAAGATGTCTTAACAACTTTGTAGCTGTCAGATCTCTAATATCAATATCACCAAAATCTCTGGTTATATATCTGATATACATGCGTTTAATTTTAAGTGTGTTTTCTTTTATTGTTTTTCCCAGCTGCTGTCTTCTCAGGTAATTCATACTGCCAGGAACATACATTACAGCGCATATATCTTTAATGAGACTGGAAGTAAGTGTTTGTGGATTAAGTTTCTGAATATACAATTCAGCTTCATACTTTGTTTTGCATCCTTTGCAAGCTTTCTGAACCTGCTTTGTATGTTCATAATTCCAATACCAGTAATACCAGGATGTTTTAATTTTTCCATTTTTATTAGATTTCTTCTTAAAAATGTGATATTCCATAATTTTTTGTCCTTAAAATATTGAGTTTTTATTGAGTTTTTCAATTTCAGGACTTAATATTTCTGTAACAATAAAACGCTAAATCTTTATATTACATATATTTATTATTGCAAAATAAACTAAAACAAAACCAAGCCTATTGGCTGAAGGTCAATAGGAGCTATTGCCATAGTTTTCTTTTAAGCCCTTTTTATGTACAAAACGACATAAAACTTTCGTTTCTTTTCGTTCTGCCATTTTTAATTTATTGAGTTTTTATTGAGTTTTTGAAGTAAGAAACTCAATACCAAACAACTATTTCTTTTCGGCCATGGCCTTAATCGAACCTTCAATCAGTTTCTTGTTTGCTGGTGATAAATTAAGATAATCATCCATCATATTTTTATAACCTGAATATTTGCTATAAAAATCAACTTCCGGATTTGTATCTTCACCTGTCACCAAATATTCAACAGACACATTAAGAAATTGTGCAATTTTAACCGCTATATCAGCACGTGGCAAAATCTTCCGGCGCCGCCATCCGTTGTAAACATCCCTGGGTGATGAAATCTTTTCACCTTTGTAAATTTCAATCAGCATCTGTTCGATTGTAGTACCGCGAAGCTTGGTCACTTCACGCACTCTGGTAAAGAAATCCATATCAACCTCCTTATGTGTCCTATTTTACACCACATTTTTATATAAAAAAATGTATTTTTCTACATAATAATACTTGACTTTGTGTACAATACGGCATATTCTAAATGTATTAGGTTGTTATTTACCTAGTAAAAATTGCATTGTGCAATTTAAGCCCATCAACAAGGAGAATAAAAATGCCAGAAGTTTCTGATTTGTCAATTTCAGTAAGCCTCACCCAGGAAGAACGTGACTGTTTAGACAGATATTTGTTCAGTACTGGTTTTTCAAAAAAAGGATTGATACGCAAATTGCTTATCACTCACCTTCAGGAAAAAGGATTTTTGCCAAAAGCTGAAAAAGAAGGTGAATAATGATAAGTGAAAATGTCAAAGATAAAATCTGGAATGTGCTGATTACATCTGATTATGATCCAAAAAATAAAAAAGCAATCTTCATAGATGGTGATTATTACAGATCATTGTTTCAAGCTGGAATCGACTCTGATATATCTTTCACATACCTATCATTAAGCCTGAAACGTTCACACGGCAATCCAATCCAAATTAAAGGAAAATTGGTTGTAACAGAAAAATGGATAAGAATGCATCCGGAATGTTTAATTTGAATGAGATTGAAAAACTTAATTTTCAATCTTTAATAATTGAACTTCAAAAACAACAGCTGCAATTGCAACAGTTACAAACTTTCATTTTGCAGCAGGGTTTTCAAAGACAAATACCAGAATTTGTCAGCTTAAAAGAAGCTGCAAAATTAAAAGGTGTAACAAGCTATGAAAACTTACAAAAAAAGCCTTGGCATCAACCATGTTGCGGAACCAAAATTGTAAAACTGAATGGACACCGCTGCTGGAAGCGTCAAGATATAATTGACTGGCTGAGCGTAGATGACTCCAATCTGGAAGAATACGCCCGCCGGATGAATGTTGATATAAGCCGCCATTTTGTAAATGGCCGGAATATCTAGGAGGATTAAAATGGCAAGTGATATGAATCACATCTTTCTTCAGGGAAGACTAACAAAATCTGCTGAAGTCAAATATCCGCGTCAGGATTTTTGTGTAGTAAGCTTCACAATTGCATCAAACGAAAATCACAAAAATGGTGATCAATGGGAAAAACGACCAAATTATTTTGATTGCAGCTGGACCGGAAATTATGCAAAAGCAGTTGCAGAATCAATGACAAAAGGACGTGAAGTTTTTGTTGAAGGTATTTTACATCAGGATAGATGGGAAAAGGACGGTCAAAAACAGTCACGTATTGTCATAAAAGTTTCAAATGCATCTCTTGGAAGAATACCTGAAGGAAAAACAGAATCATCACCAGCACCGGATTATGCCAGTGAACCGGAATCTGAAGGTGATCCAGCAGCGCCGGATGAAATACCGTTCTAATATCGTGTAAATCATCACAATAAATCACAAGGAGAAAATAAATGGCCAGAATAATAACCACCAGCAATGGAAAAGGTGGAACAGGTAAGACCACCCTTAATACCTTTATCGCAGAAACATTATTTGCAAAAGGATATAAAATCCTTTTAATTGACTTAGACCATAACTGCTGTTTAAGTGAAATGTACGGATTTGAATTGAAAGATGAAACTTCAAAGGCTTTTCTTTCAGGCAAAATTGTAAATCCTTACAACGTCAAAAAAAATGAAAATGCCTGTATAGACATAATCCCATCAGATCTTGATATGAATATGCTGGCAAACATCATGGATACTCAACTTAAAATTCAGTTGAAAAAATCCGGATTTATGCAGCAGTACGATTTCATAATTTTAGACCCGCCAGGAACATGGAACGCACAAACTCGCAATGCAGTTTTTGCATCTGATGTTATTGTGATTTCCGGAACATGTTCAAACCTTGATTTGCGTGCTACAAAAAACTATTTTGACCAGCTTGCAAATTGTTGCTTGGAAAGTGAAGTTTTTGTTGTTTGCAATAAATATAAAAAAGAACTTAATCCAGATGGAATTTTTGAAGCATACAAAGAACAATTTAATGACTTCTTAATTGATTTTCCTATTCCAGATATAAAAAGCTTCAAGCGCTTTGTTGCAGACCCAATGGGTTATAAAATCCATGCTTCAGTAAAAGTTCGCCTTGAAAAATTTGTTGAAATCGTAACAGGAGAATCATAATGAAAAGCTATCCAGCAGAACTTGGTGACTCTAGAATGATTTACCATTGTACAAAATGCAAGCATCAAGATATATCCAAAAATTTTGAAACAGAAGAAGGTTTTATATGTCCGGTATGTAAAGCCTCACTTATAAGAATATATCGTGGTAAAAAAGACAGACAGAAGGAGGCTGAAATTTATGGAAATGTTATATCCCATCCGGTTTTCTAAAAACATAAAGATAAAATGCCCCTGCTGCAACAGTATCTTTTATACACATGATGCACGCGCTTATAGTTCTGCCGCAGGTCAGTTTTTGGTGCACTGCCCTGTTTGTGTAGATAATTTTGATATAAAAACTAAGGAGGAATTTCACAATGCCTAAATTACCACAAGATAACATTCTTACACGAAAAATCAGCCTGGACCAGATTATAGAAACTGGCAATGTAAGGCGCGAATATAACCAGCAGGAAATTGAAAATCTTGCAGACTCTATTTTTCGTTATGGCCTTATAAACCCTATATCCGTAAAATTTTTACGGGAAGATGAAAATGGTATAAAGCTTTATGAACTTATTACTGGCCATAGAAGAAAAAGAGCTTTTGAGTATTTATGTTCAAAAGGTCATGATTATTCACAGATAACAGCAACAATCAGTCATGGTGAAAAAGAAATTGTTCAGCTGATTGAAAACATCCAGCGTGAAAACCTTTCACAGGTTGAAATTGAAACAGCTGTAAAAGCTCTTGTTGCTGCCGGAATGTCCCAAAAGGAAATAGCAGAAGAATTGTCAAAGCCTCTTTCCTGGTTGCATGATACAATTGCTGGAAGTCAGGTCCGCGAAAATGTAGAAGCTCAGGGAGTAGATACAACTGGAATGAGTACAAAAGCGCTTTCACAGCTTGCATCCATTCCAGGTGATAAGCTTCCAAAAATTGTTCAGAACGCAAAAAAGAATGGTGGAACAGTAAAAGCTGCAACTCAGGAGCTTCAAGAATACCGCAAAGAAAATGGGATTGAGGCGCCAAAGAATATAAAGCCAAAGGCGCTGGAACCATCCCCTTTTGACTTTGAGCCGGAACCAATCACCATTACTGTTGAAAATGTAATTAGTGAAATCCGTGATTATATTCACCGCCAAATCAATGTAATAGTAAATCAAGGTGGAAATGGTTACCGCAATAAAGAACAACTGTTGAATACAGTTTTAACTGATTTAACAGCTTTATTTGAAGCTTATCAACATAATTAAGGACAAACAAAATGACACAAAAACCCGGCTGGACTTATATATATTCAGAAGAACTTAAACAAATGATTGCACGCCATGATGCATCCGGCTGGGTTTATTGTGAAGATGGCACTAAATACAGCCCAAAAGAAATTGCAATCATTTCAAAAAATCACAAGCTGATTGATAAGTCAGCTCACTTAATTAAAAAAGTTTTTGAAGGTGAAATTATTCAATAGGTGGAAAAGATGGATTTTAATAAATATAAAAATTGCTTATTTGATTACTTGAAAATAATGGGACTTGAAGCTCATCGCGGATTAGTACGCTGTATCAATCCGGCACATGATGACCACAATCCATCTTGTGAATTATGGGATGATCATTTTAAGTGTTTTTCAAGAAATTGTGGTTGTTCTGGTGATATATATGATGCAGTTGAATTGCTGGAAGGAATTACAGATAAGGCAGAACAATTCAAACATCTTGAAAAGATTTTTGGCGGCACTTATATTCCAGAACCAACTTCAAAAAAATCAGATGAAAAAGAAAAGAAAAAAACGTTTGTTGCAGATCCAGAAGCAGAAGCAAAACTTGCTAAATATTTTAATTTTGGTTTTGCTCCTGATGAAATTTTTTATGATTTTATGTCACAACGCTGTTCTAAAACAACAGATAACAAATACACGCAATATCCAGAAGAAATTCTGCAAAACTTGAAAAAACATTTTGGTTATTGGCCTGGTTTAGATATAGGATTAAAAGATTTTCCTACTAAAACTCTTTATAAAGCTGGTATTCCTACTTATCCAAATCAAAAAAGTGGATTGTATGCATGGGGGCACTCCGGCCTTGTATTAAAAATTGGTAAAGGTTTTAAGCTCTTTTATTATGAAGATAAAAAATGCATAAAACGTGGTACTTTATGTTGTTGTACATTTCCACTTCCAAACAATCTTGAAAATCATTTTATAGATGAACCTGTTATTCTTGTGGAAGGAGAACTTGATGCAATCGTATGTCAGGCTGCTGGATTTTCAAACGTTTATTCTACTGGTGGAACAGAAGCCCTTTCAAAACCTAAAATAAAAGAACATCTTTTGAATGTAAAAAAAATTATCATTCTTTTTGACAACGACAATGCCGGAAAAAAAGCTTCTGGCCAAAAAAATATTTCTAAAGAAGACTCGCTTCCTGAAAAGTTTTTACAAGCAGGTTATGAAGGTGAAATTTTAATAGCACACCTGGAAGAATACAAAGACCCGGATGAATGTATCTGTTACCGCCGTGCAGACTTGATCCAGAAGGCAATAGAAAACGCTGAACCATGGCAGCAGCTTCCTAAACAGGTAAAATCAAACCTTATTCCAGCTGTAACCTTAAAGCGTTTAGGCAAAGCACTTAATGCAACAAAAATAACTCAAAAAGAAAAAGATAATTTATACTCTGCCCTTCTTCAGATTACTGTCCAGGATAAAGACACAAAAGATTTCTTTCTGGAAAACGGCGTATCACAAAGAAGAATAGACAATCCGCATACAACAGATATAGAACCATCTTATGTTCACACTATTGCAGATAAATACCTGTCTTACTACTGGCAGCGCAAATTCTCTGAATACGTCAAATCAAAAAATGAACTGACAAAAGAATTTGCCGTAACTCCAATTTTACCAATTGATTATAAACAGATAGACAGTGATGATAATTACATCCGTTTCATTTATAATAAAGGTGAAACATCAGCAGCACTTCTGGTTGAAAAAGTAGTAAAAGACCGCTTTATATACATTGAAGATGAAAAAAAATATTACTTCTTCAACGGCCACATCTGGGAACGTAAATCCGATATTCTTAGAATTATTTTCAACATCCTTTTTAGTATTATCATTTATTTTGAAAATACCGGTGATAAATCAGAAAAAGACTTCTACAAAACAGTTGCCAGCGTTAAAAAAACTGTTGAACAAAGAAAATTTCTTTCAGCTGTTGCAAAGAACTTTTCAGAACTTCCAACAATTTTCCGTGAATCAATAACTTTTGACGGTCCTCAAATCCAGGAAACTCTTACCCTGGAAGATGGAGTTTTGGACTTCTCTGGTAAACAAATAAAAGTGCGTGAAGCTTTGCCAAATGAATACCGCCTCAGAACTTTGCCATATAAAGTTGATGATGTTATGTTAGCAAAACGTCCTACCAACTTTTTAAAATTCATGCATTCAAACTTCAAAAATGAAGACACCCTAAAAACTCTGTTTTATTACCTCAGCTTAGTTCCTTCCCGTTGTGCCCAGTACAAAGTAGGCGGAATCTTTATTGGAACTGGTGGAACCGGTAAGACAACAACAATGAAGATTATTTCTGATCTTTATCCAAATATGACAACGCCAATTCCGCGCCAAATCATCATGCTTAATAAGGATATACGCAATTATTCAGGAGGCGCTCAGCCGGAAATTGCAGAACTGGAAGGAATGGGCGCTGGAATCTCAGATGAAACTCAGCGTAATGATATGTTAAACTCAGCTGTTTTCAAACAGCTCACTGGTGGTGGAACAATGAAGGCCCGCCGCCTCTATGCAAATGCAAAAGAGTTCAAACCAACAGCTCAGACAATCATTCTTACAAACTATCTTCCACGTTTTGATAATAAAGACCCTGCAACAATTGACCGTATGGTTGTTATTCCTTTTTCTGTAACCCATAAACGAGGAGAAGACAAAGACTTCAAAGATGAAAATGATATTTTTGAATTATTGCGCCCAGAATATCCTGGAATTGTAAAACTTTTTGCAGATTATTATATCCACCTCAAAAACGATTACAAAGGCAAAATTCCACTTTCAAAAGAATGTCAATCCTACAAAGATGACTATATTGAAGACCAGGCAACAGACCTTGATAGATTTGTAAAAGAAAATATTGAATTCATCAAAGATGAAAATGTTTTTGTTAAAGTAAAAGACCTTTATGCACGTTATTGTCAGATAAACGACATTGAAACAAACGACAAAGGCCAGCCTGTTGATAAGGATGCATGGACTCAAAACAAACTGACCCACTTCCTTAAATCTGATTACACTGAAATTCATATTAAACAGAAGCGTTTTGGAGGCGCGCCTGAACAAATCATCATCAACATGCGCTTAAAAGATAATCCAAACCTAAAAGAAAAAGAACTGCAATCAGAACTTCCTGAACAGCCAAAAGCACCGGCAAAGCCAGTTCAGCAGGTTCAAAAGGATAACTTCCCGCCAGCACCAGAAGAAAATCCTTTTGAATATAATGGCAATAATGAGAATGACGGCAATGAAGACTTTGATATTTTCTAATTCTACAGGTGAAATTCTTTCAGCTCCTGAAGAAGAAAAGCGTGAAGATATTGGAACCAGCTTTATAGTTGTAAGGTATTACCATGATGATAACGGCTGGCGTTATAGCATTCAGCTTAAACTTAAAAAACTGATCCGCGCCAAACCGTGCTTAAAATCTGATATTCCGGTTAAAACAAAATCAGCTGCCGTTCTGGCAGCTGAAAAAAATGTCTATTCCTGGCTGAATAAAGCACAAAAAAAACAGTTTTCAAACTTCTGCATTTTTGACTTTCAGCAGCCTTCCCTTTTTCCGGATTTACTTTAAAGCTCCCACCAGCTTATAGTTCTATCTTTTGAAACAGAACCGGTTTTATATCGCTTTGTAAAAGTATTTGTTCTTCTATCCAGAAGACCATATCCTATATCAATTTTTCCATTTTTATTTCTGATAATATACGCCCTGTCATCTTCAGAAATATAAACCACAGCACTGTAAAATCCGGAATCTTTTAAGTCTTCTGCAAGCTTAATAAAATCCGCATCCTCAAATCCAATGTTATTTACATTAAAAAATGCACACTGGCCCGCAATCATCTTTCCCTGGATAACATCCTTTGTTTCACTTTTGAATACTCTAATCTTCAAGCTTTCAACAGCAAACGTTGGAATTAAACAGGATAAAATAACCAAAATACAGATAATCTTCTTCATTTTAACACCTCCATTGCGTATATTATAACATAATATATTAAAAAATGTGTTAAAAACCGCCCTAGGATTGCGTATAATCGCTTGTTTTAAAGTTTTTGAGTAATTTGTCAACCTATGTCAAATACCCCTCATTTTAGCCCGTTTTTAAGCGTTTTCACCACTTTTTTAGCATTCAAAATGCTGTAATTTCCACATTTTGACTGTTAATCCTCAACATCACACAAATATCTGATTACTTTCATTAACTGCCTGATATAAAACATATAATTATCAGTGTGCACCGCATGGCCGCAAATGCTGGCCATACTCCGACAGAAAGAAGCAGGCTTAACTTTGCCATCAATAAAAGATTTCACAAAACGTCTGCTTCTGTAAATTGTCTGTTTCTTAATCATCTTCCCTTTTGGATAGATTTTATATCCTACAAATTCAATACCTTTTGCACATTTGTCTATTGTTGTTTTATCATTCAATTTCAGATGCAGCACTTCATCCAAAAAACTGATTATTTCTTTCAGGGCCCTTTTTAATTCTGCTTTTGTTCCGGTTAAAATAAAATCATCCATGTATCTTACATAATATTTTACTTTCAGATGATGTTTTATAAATCTGTCTAATTCATTTAAATAAAGATTTGCAGTCAGCTGACTTAATCTATTACCAATCTTTATTCCCCTTTCCGGATTATCCTTGTGTAAAATCTGAAAGATTAAATTCAAAGTCCTAACATCTGAGATATGCCTTTTGTAAAGTTCAAATGCAATATCCAGATCAACATTATAAAAATACTTTGTAATATCACATTTCAGGTAATATTCACTGTCACCCTTACCCATGAAATAACTAAGCCTGTTTGCAGCTTTTAAAGCACCTTTATCTTTTATGCATGCATAACTGTCATATATGAATGTCTTAATGATTTCCGGTTCTATAACATTACAAATTGCGCTTTGAACAATTCTGTCACGATATGGCAAAGCATTTATTTCACGCCGCTTAGGTTCATATTTTATGAATGTATAAAAGTCACCAAGTCTATATAATCCCCAAAGCAATTCATTCTGTAATTGAATAAGATTTTCTTCCAGGTGATTGTAAAATCTTAAAGATGCAGCTTTATATCTATGTTCGCTGGATACAGTTTTATATGCAGCAAGCAAGTTGTCAAAACTGCATATATCTTCAAAAATGTTGTCTAACATGAAGCAGGCCTTCTTATTTTTAATTTATAAAAAAGTAGGAAGGTTCGCAAACCTTCCTACCAGTAAATTGTTCTAGTTTTATTTCTAAAACCAAAGATAACTAATCTGATTCAAACTTCATTCAAAGTAATCACAGCTGAAGGTCCATAAACTTTTCAGCCTATTTTTTATGTTTTTCTTCTAGTCAAATCACAGGCCAGGCGCGTGCCAATGTTCGTGTTCACGTTCCACGGGTAGTTGTTGCCATTGACCGTGCGAGGACCGCAGTTAACGCCATTGTTCCAGTTACTACCGCAGTTGAGAGCACGCAAACCGCTACTTAATTTCATTAGTTACCTTGTTTTATTAAACCGCCCAGGATGCGGCCTAATTCTGCCATCATTTTGCAAGCTGTCTCATAACTATGTGATGACAAGTATTTTGAACCTTTGTTATAGGCAAATCGAATGTAAAAGCGCAAAATCTCAAACTCAGTATCAATTTTGTACCATCCTTCAACTTTTCTGGAGCTCCTGTTAGTTCTGATTATAAGCTCCATTGTCCTATGGAGACAGTTTTTAATATCTGCCTCCAATGCAAAGTGTTCATAATGCGGAAACTTTTCCACCATCGGCTCAAAATACATTATAAAATCTTCAAACTTTCTGTATAAGACTAAGTTTTCAACATTGCCTGCCGGAAACTTAGTCTTATCTTTTCTGCCTGTTGTATTTTCCATTCCTAGTAAAAACCAGATTGTCAGAAATTCAGAAAACAGGTGATTCGCTTACAGCGAATCACAGGCCAGGCGCGTGCCAATGCTCGTGTACACGCCCCACGGG